AAACCACATAATATGTATTATATTGTATATATGTATTTATATATACTCATTTTTTTATTTTTTATAAATCTTTGCTGAGAACCTTTGTTTTACTTCTTGTTTGATAGTCAAATAATTTATAGCTGTTTATGTTATTTTTAAAAATATCACTTGATTGATATTGCTCCTTCCAAAGTCCGTCATTGTATTCAGGGCGTTTATATATGCAGCTCTTTTTATTTACTGAGAATCCGTTTAATAGTTCGCTTTCGCTCTTCTTTAAATTATCTACATTTTTATGGTAATCGTTATGATTATTGCATATATCCATATTTATTTTATCAGCAAATAAATTATTTTGTTGCACGGTATACGCGCCTGAAAGTGATGACATATTATTACAGGATACTTTGGCACTGAGGAGTTTAGCGTCATAATTAGCGTCATAATCTAACTCATAATATTCCATCATTATTATTTTATTATTCTTCTTCTTACTTTATAAATTATAAATATAAAATATAAAAATAAATTATAAATATAAAATATAAAAATAAATTATAAATATAAAATATAAAAATAAATTATAAATATAAAAATAATGTTTATAGATATTAAGATAAAGGGCTTAAAGACTTATGTTTTACATATTAACACTTGAAAATAAAAAACAAGTTAATGACATTATAAAAACATCACAAAACATAACTATATTATATCATTGGAATATGTGCGGGTATTGCACTGCTTTAAAACCCATTTGGGAAAAAGTGTGTAAAAAATATCATAATGACAAAGATTGCGATATATTAAATGTTGAGGTAGCGCAGCTCAATCATCTGGGGAAAAAATACAAGGACGGGGTTAATGGATATCCTACAATTACAAAGTATAAGCACGGGAAAAAAGTAGCAGAGTATAACGAAGAGAGGACTTTAAAAAATCTTAATAAATTCGTAAAATTATAGAATATCCATAAATTACATAAATATATATAAATAATACACATATATAAATATATATATGAATAAGAATGAATACAGATAATATTGTAGATGATATTATTAATCAAGAGAAGGTAGAGCCTACAGAGGAAGAATTGGATACATTTAAGAACCTTGTAAATGACTGGTTTAAATATGATGACCAGATTAGAAAATTAAAGATTGCTATGAAGGAACGAAAAAACTATCAAAGAGTTCTCAATAATAAGATTGAAGAATTTATGTTTAACTTTAAATACAATGATTTGAATACACAGCACGGACGCATTAAAACAAATGTTAAAGAATGCATAGTTCCTATTAAAATGAACGATATCAAGACAAAAATTATTCAATACAAGGATTTGTCGGGAGAGGAATTGCTAAAGCGCATTTTTGAAGAAGATAGGCAAACAATTGTAAAAAAGAATATTAAGAGAATAATCCCTAAGGTATCGCTAACTATATAAAGGATACATATCAGCGTATCAGCAAATTTTGCAAGGCGAATGCTTATTGCAACCGTTATCTTTGCATCCTCTAATAATATCATAGTCATAATTAGTAGAATAGAAGGCATTTTTTATATTATTTTTTATAATTGCATTGCTACAGTTAGTGCAAGGTCGCGAATATTTTAAAGGATTATTAAAGCGATCTGGACCAATTCTAACAACATATATATTGCATTCATTAAGAATATGCTTATTTTTTTTGTTAATACTCGCTATTGCCGCAATTTCTGCGTGGATACTAAAGTCTCCCATATAGTAATTAAATCCTGACCCAACAATTTTGTCTCTATATACAATTATTGCACCGTGCTTATGGTTATACATTGGAGATTTGATAGCTATTTTTGCAGCAATATTTAAATAATATTTCTGTTTTTCATTAGAATCGCGAACGCTCGTGCTATCAATGCATTCAAAATATTTGGATGTGTAGTATCCAGTCCTATTCATTCTTTTTGTAGAGACGGTAGCACCACGCTGCGCATTTCTAACATCTACCATATTGATGTGAGTTTAATTCCTTATATTATTAGTTAAATATAACTGTTTCTATTTATATGTGTTTATGTATCTGGTGTTAGACTGCTTTCAGTTATTGCTCTTAGGATATTTCTATTAAACAATACTTTGTATTTGTATAATCTGGCTTTAACAGCTATAATAGTCCTTTTATGTTCTAATGCTATTTCTTCAAAAGTTTTTTGGTTAATAATAGATTCCACTAATTTTGCTTCTTCTTCAGGCGACCATTTAACGCAAGTTCTTGAAGTATCTATATTTTCCCTTGAATACCGACGAGTTCTATTTGTCATTTTATATAGTCATTTTTTATTATAAAGCCTTATATAAAATTGATATAAAAAATAATATATAAGCACATATAATGTTGTTAGTATTGGCATTTGTAATTGCTATGATATATATATTAGATAGTAATAGCAGAGGCAGCAGAGGCAGCAGCAGAGGCAGCAGAGGCAGCATCCGTTCTTTCTGTTGCTATAGAGGCAGTTTGTGATTGATTTTCTTCTAATTCGTGTTCAAAGCATAAATTATGAACTATTAAGTTATTTGTCCGCCCTACTCTTTGTGCTCTTCCAATAGCCTGTTGCTTATCTACAGCCATAGAGTGAAATATTACTACATCTGTAGCAAAATTAATGTCAATGCCATATCCTGCATATTGCGTTGTTAATAATATGACATTGATAGTGCCATTCTTAAAATCCTTCAAAACATTCATCATATGCGTAGTATGCCCTTTTAGTTCTGCAAAGGTTATGTTATTTTCTACTAATAATTTAATAATATTAGTAAATACATCAACTTTGCTAAATACTATGAACTTTCCTTCAGGTTTATTTTTAATTATTTCTAACAGAGTATCCTCTTTATTTAGAATACCTTTGCCTATCTTGCTAACACTTTCTCCATTTGGCACAATATCATTTGTAATCTCATTTTTAATACTTACAATAGCTGTCAAGTTCTCTGTGCTTTTAATTTCTGCACGGCAATCTGGACATCTTTTATTAATAGAACCAATTGTATTTGCATTAAGAAACTTGAAAAGACATCCTCCGCAAAATATATGCGTGCATTCTAATATAATAGGCTGTGATACATTATCTAAGCAAATAGAGCATATTTTATTATTGATTTCAGTAATACGCTCAGTCAAATCCTTGATTTTTCCTTCAATTATTTGGATTTCATTATCAATATTTCTTAAGCGAACAACTTTATTCTCTTCTAAAATATCAAGTGCTAATATATATTCGCGCTCTCTCTGCTTATTTGATAAGTTTTTATTCATATCAGCGCAAATTAGAGTAGCCATACCTTCTTCAGTCTCGTTCTTACCTCCTAAATCTTTGATAGCACCGGAGATATCATTTGCGTTAATTTTGTCTAATATTGCATTATTGATATAATTTTTGATAATTTTCAAGTATTTAGACATTTTACATAGATGATAGTGTTCAATAATAGGAGGTATTTTGAAACTTTCCTTGACAAAATCCTTATTACATTTAACTAAAATATAGTTAATATAATCTTCTCTAAGTATATCCTTGATATTATAGTATTGCGAGTAGGACGACGAAGAGATCTTATGACACATATTAAAATATGTCCCACTAATTAGCCATATAAACAGATATTTGAATACATCAATCTTGTTAATAATATCGTGGCATTCATCTATCATTATCCGTCTCCAGCTATATATAAACTGCGTGGTATTATAGTAATCCAATAATCTGTCCAGTGTAGTATTTTTAATAAGCACGACATCAAATTGATTAAAGTAATCAATGATTTGGCGCTCATTATTTTTGTTAGTAGCAGGCAGATTCTTCTTGATAAAGTTTAAGTCATCTATGGCAATATATTTGAGGTTTGTTGAATCTTTCAAGGTTTTTTCCCATTGAACATAAACAGGGCCTCTTGGAACTATTACGAGTGTTGAGTTAATCATATTATCCATATTGGGTAAATTTAGATTTTCTGAAACAGCTGTAAAGTAATTATATGCCTTGGCGCTATGAAAACTATGAATCTTCGTAGAATTTATATGGATCTTGTCTAATGGATTATGAGCAATAATTGACAGAGCTGTTAGAGTTTTGCCATATCCTACAATATCCCCGATAATACCAATATTTGTAGAAATATTGATAGTTTGCGGGATATTCCTCAAATATGCATCTCTATTATATGAATTATTCTGGTATGTTATAGAACCCACATTCTCCATATGGATTGCTTTGTATAAACACGCCAATTGATGAGGCTTGAGGATTTTCTTAATTTTGCTCGGTTGCCCACATCGTAGCGAATTACCATCCAGCTCAATATCATAAGTCAAATAGTTTTCATTAGAAGACATTATATGCTATTATTATTTATATAATATATATTTTATATCAATTTTTATATTTTGCCATTGGAAATTTAAATTTATTTTTATTAAATAAAAAACTGATATATTACATTATACTACATATATTCAATATGTCTAATAAAATAACAATTGATACAGCGACATTTGAGGAATTAAAGAATTATTATGATAATAAATTAAATATAGACAAGAGCACATATGTATCAAGTAATGACGAACCAACTCCAATTGATTGTATTAGTGAGATGATAAGCAAAATCCCAGATGAATTATGGAGAAACCCAAATTTGACAATATTAGATCCTTGTTGTGGCAATGGTAATTTTAGTATACCTATAATATTTGAGTTATTAAAGCATTATGATATGCAAACAATATTAGAACAGATCTTGGAATTTAATGATATAAATGAAGCAAGATTAGAAAATGTACGAGATGTATTTTGCGGTTCTAAGTATAATTTGCAAATAACCAATAGCGATTTTCTTACATCTAATAATAATAAAAAATATGATTTAGTAGTTGCTAATCCACCTTACGCTAAATTATTAGAAAATGGTAAGAGGGCTTCTAAGAATCATAATTTAATTAAAAGTTTTATTGAAAAGGCATTATCACAGCTAAAACCCAAAGGATATTTATTGTTTATTACACCAGATAATTGGATGTCTTATGCTGATAGAAATTTGTTGATTGAGATTATTACATCTTTGCAAATAATTCATTTAGATATACATACGGCAAAAAAGTATTTCAAAAAAATTGGCTCAAGTTTTACATGGTATATAATTCAAAACTGTGCTTCCTATAAAAATATAAATGTATCAGGGATATGGAAAAAGAAAGAATATGTTAGCTCTGTCATATCAAAACAGCGGAAATACATCCCGTTATTATACAATCAAACAGTTCAAAATATTTTGTCAAAAACAATAGATAATACTGCTTTGCCAAAATTTGATGTTAAGACAAGTAGCGATTTGCATAAATATACAAAGGCAAAACTTATTAGTGAAGAAAAAAGCGAAGTATATGCTTATAAATTGATCCATACACCGAGCCAAACAGTATATTCGTCGCGACCACATAAATATCAAGAAGGATATAAAATATTCATATCAACGACGGATAAATATAGAGTTTTTATTGATAAATGTGGTATGACACAATCAATTGTATTTATATTATGCAGTAGCGAGGAAGAAGCAAAAAAATATTTAGAAATATTAACACATCCGCTATATGTATTTATAAATAATATTTGCCGCTGGGGCAAATTTAACAACATAAGGATATTACAAAGTTTTCCAATTCCATCTATAGAATACTCTGGAAACTACCAAGAGTTATATAACTATTTTGATATAACTGATGAAGAAATTAAATATATACAAGACAATTTATAATACTCAGTAATGTTTGGTAATCCTGTAATATCGCTAACACTGCTCGCACTTTTTGTTTCTGTCATAGTATATATTGCTTCAAATAAATTTTTTAATCATTTTTTATTTAACACAAAAAATATATAAGAGTATTAATCATACTATTATTTATAATAATAATGTCAATAGTAGATGAAAACGCGGTTGTAGATAGTGCTGTAGCAGAGGTAGCAGAGCCTGTAGCAGAGCCTGTAGCAGAGGTAGCAGAGCCTGTAGCAGAGCCTGTAGCAGAGCCTGTAGCAGCAACAGAAGATGTATCCGTTCCTATTAGCTCAGGTGATTTAGTTCCAGACCCGGCTTCAAGCTTAGCAGCACCTGTTAAGAAGATTGTATTTGCTCTTCCAGGTGATAATTTTAGTTCTAAGTTTTTAATTGCTTGGACAGCGACAATCAGCAGACTGTGGGAGACGCGTCGCTATGATATTATGATTTCGCCAGCTACTGGTTCATATGTTCCCTTTGTAAGGATGACTACTCTTGGGCTTGATGTTCTTCGCGGGGAAGATCAAAAGCCTTTTAATGGACAACATTTTGATGTATGGATTACTATTGATAGCGATGTTGTATTTACATTTGAGCAAGTCGTCAATTTGATTGAATCTACTGAAGAACACCCTGTAGTAGCAGGGATGTATAGAATGGCTGATTTAGTTAATTTCGCTTTTGTCAAAGATTGGAATGAGACATATTTTAAAGAGAGAGGCACTTTCCAATTTATAACTCCTGAAGATATTGAAAAATGGAAAAAAGAGACGGAATTCAAATATTTCCCCGTTGTTTATAGTGGTATGGGTTTTATGGCTATTAAAAGGGAAGTTTTTGACAAAATCAAATATCCCTATTTTGATTCAGACATTCTCACTATTACACGCGATGATGGCACAGTAATTCGCGATATATGCAGTGAAGATGTTAGCTTCTGCAAAAAGATTACACAAGCCGGATATCAAATTATGATTAATACTGATATCCGCGTAGGACACCTTAAATCGCTCATTATTTAAAATATTAAAATATTTATAGATAATGCTTACACAAGATTTACTAAACTATTTATTTTGGCTTATAGAATATGTTGGATATTACAATATTGTAATAGTTATTATTATTTTATACATAGCATATTATTTATTATCAAACACATTTATGTTTGTTATGTTTGTAATAATTGGCATATTTATTGGCATTTATATTCGCAGTTATATAAAAGATTATTATAATTACTAATAAGTATATACTGTATATCCACCTCTCTTATCAACCTTATCAACATTAACTTTGTTTTCAATTCCTTCAGTATTCTTTGGAACACTGGGTTCTCCCATAATACTTACTGGCAATTCCGTTGCTGCTTGCGTTGCTGTTGGTGGTGTAGATGATTCTACTGCTTGCGTTGCTGCTTGCGATGCTGCTGGTGGTGGTGTAGGTGATTCTACTGCTGCTTGCGATGCTGCTGTAGGCGTAGATGATTCTACTGCTTGCGATGCTGCTGGTGGTGGTGTAGGTGATTCTACTGCTGCTTGCGATGCTGGAGGTAGCGTAGATGGCGTAGATGATTCTATTGCTGGTTCTGCTATAATAGGCGGTGATACATCTGTAGAAACATATGGTATTTCTTGTTGTATGGAATTACTCATAGTATTTTCTTCAATTTTAGCTTCTGTAATAGGTTCTCTATTGCTAAAAGATGATGATAGAAATGAAAACATATTAGCATTATCGGCATTATCGGCATTATCTACGGAAGCATCAGCAGGTATTTCAGCAGATATTTCTGTAGGTATTTCTGTAGGTATTTCAGCATCAGCTCCAGCAGCTCCAGCAGCTCCAGCAGCTCCAGCAGCTACACCAACTCCAGCAGCTCCAGCAGCTCCATCAACTCCTGCAGTTCCATTTGGATTGATATCATTTACCTCGCTATTATGCGTAGTATTTGCATCCCCAAACATAAACCAATATACAAAACCTAATATGATT